CTTCTAACTGTGCGCCCCATACATATATGCCACTACCCACTGAATATGCAGTTGATGTAACACCGGTTTCGTTAACAATATTAATATACCACCCTCTACTAGCTAAATCTGCATTTGAGGTTTTAGTTATACTAAGTCTAAACCAACCATTTCCTACACTAGTAATAGTTGGAGTTGCTGTGGAAGACATAGCAGTGCCTGATACTAAGTCAAAATAGTCACCGCCTGGGTCTGCCCAACGGCTATAAGATGCAGTTTCAAGAGCAACATATCTCACAGTATTACCAAGTTTTACATACACAGAAAATGTTAGTGTACTGCTTGCTGGAATAATAGCATTATTGCTAGATGAATAAGTTAATGTGTGACGGACAGCAGTACCGTCTACTGTAAAACTAAATGCAGATGGTGTGCCGTCAGGTGCAATGGCCGCTCCAGACAACACTGAGTCTGCACTAACCATTTTAGTCCATGTACTAGTAAAATCTTCACTAAACGTTATTAGATTGTTTGTCAGCGTACCAAATGGTCGCATTGCAGGGGTAAAGTTTGAGGTGTAGACTGCGGCACCGTTGATTACTCTAAAACTGCTAATATAGCCAGTTGGTTCATAAGGCGATTGGCCTGGTAGCACGCCTACGCCAAAAGTACCAGTGCCAGTAATGTTCCAACCGGTTGTTGTTCCAGTTAATGATTGTGAAACACCGTTAACGTAAATTGCTACAGTTCCGCTATTGTAAACTACAGCGATGTGATACCAAGTGTTAGCTTGTAAGTTTGCACTAGTAGTACCCACGTTTGAGCCATGTAGATAAATGTTATTACCTGTGAAATAGGCGTCTAAGTTTGTGACATTATTTGTAACTGACCACAAACGTTTGTTGTTATTGCCGGATAAATCACTAGCAACAGTGACATAGAACCATCCTTCGATAGTGCCAGTAGTACCTATTGCCCATGCGGCATTAGACGGAACTGTAATATAGTTTCCTGTGCTTACGCTATAGCTACCTCCATGAACTGCCGGGTTGTACGGAGTATTAGCACTAAACGGAAACGGACTAAAACTGCCCTGACTTGCACTACCACCACGAGTAACAACCAAGTTGTTAGGACTTGAATCTGCAAAACTATTGTTTTGGCCGCCAGCCGGACCATTACCAGTTAAATGTAAAGATACACTTCCACGATAGGGATCTTGATCAGCATTGTATGTAGTTGTGCCTGTTAAACTGGCATCATATCCTAGCGTTTGGCTAGTTAGACTATTATCAAAAGGCAAGTAAAATCCG